AAATTTATTATTCATTTACATCTCCTACCAGAAAAAATTACCGCCGCCTGAGAGGCCTAATGCTTTTGCATACTTAGGAAGTCTACATGCCCAATAACCTGCCTTGGTTTTATCATTTTTTTGGTCGCAATTATGTCTCGCCACAAAACTTTTTCTTGCCTGCGGATCATTAATCTTTGCAGTCAACCCTGTAGTATCCCCAAAAGAAACTTTGATGACATTACCTTTGGCATTTTTTACATACACATAATACTTTTTGGAACCACCTCTTTTTGGCTTGTTCAACTCTACATTATCATCTTCTTCGTATAGAGGACAATCTAAAGGAACATGTTCTCCCTCATACATGGCATATTCGCCAATGTCAGTTTCTATGACTTCTAAATCATAATCATCCAATATGATCTGACCATCATAATACATAGTTCTTGCTTTATTGAATGTTTCAAAATAATGCTCAGAACCAACTCTGAATACGTTTTCTAAAAGAGATATCTCATTCTCTACATGATACTGTACCATCTCTTCGATGTTTTGAAATTGTTTAAAACTCTTCATTTCATCAGTCCTTTAATCATCTTTAGTGCCTTTTTGCCATCTGTATGTTTTGGATTAATACTTACTTCATCACCATTCATAAAGTCTGATATACTTGCAGACTTTCCAAGCGCAGTGATTGCTTTATGTAGTGGGTCTTTTGGATCATACTTCGTTTCAAATCCACTCTTACCCCTAAGTTCAACCCATTTTTTGTCGCCCTTATTCCACATCTTCAAAACATCCATGTCTTTGCCACGAATGAGTTTGAGTTTAACACCCTCTTTCAAAAAGAAAGAAAAAGGTTTCATTAGTCAATATCCTCATCATTATCCAAAACCGCATAGTCATAAACAGAATCAATATAATCTTTTGCTTTTGTTACTTTAGAAACAATCCAAGGCTCAATGTCAAATTCATCCATTTGAGGTCTAGCCATCTCTGCTTCCATCGCTTCCATCAATTCATCTATTTTCTTAGACATTATAACCATATCACGCATCATCATCTCAGCGGTTTCAGACACAAAATCTCTCATCTCATTAATGTCTTCATTCTGTCTTTTCAGAACTGCCGAAACTTGTGGATGATCAGATAAACCTTTTTTGATTTTGTCGATTGCTTTAACTGCGCCAGTCATATTACCACCCTTATATCGTGGGTCAGATGCAATACCAATAGCCATTTTAATGTCTTTAGACGAAAACTTTGCTTCATCAAGAATTTCTGTAATATTTCTTTTTGCCTTTTGGCCATCAATCCATTTCTTTGCAGCTTTATTCGTAGGAGTTTTCTTTGCCCATGCAGAGATTGATCTATATGTCGCCATAACATCTCTTTCAAAATCTGCACCATCAGAGTTATCTACAATGAACATCTTTGCTTTAAATGCTCTTTGGAATTTTCCGATATTATCTTGCACACCCTTCCACATTTTTCCAACTTCGGTTGCGCCCAGAGTTCTACTTCTTGCAGCATCTCTTGCAACTGCTGTTTCTAAATTTGTGTTAACAAAAATCATTGCAGTCTCATAACCAAGCTTTTCTAATTGTTTTTTCTGCTTAGAGATCTTATCGTAATCTTTTCCTGTACCATCAACAACCAAACCCAATCTACCTTGCACATAGAGTGATTGTTGTTTAGATGTAACCTTCTTAGATACAACTCTTGCAGCCTGCCCTGCATCTGACCAAATATCATCTGGTTCCATTTTTAAACCTGCCTTTTGCAGGGCTTTTTCAAATGCGGGATCGGAGTTTACAATTCTCATCCCCAAAGAACTAAGTGCAGTTTTACCCACAATAAACGATTTACCAGAACCTGGCCCACCAGCAAGAAAAACTGCCTTAAAAATAGAAGGATCGTTAACTCCTTCTTCTAATTTAATTTTTTCGATGATGTGTTTAATATCCATTTACTTATCCCATGCCTTTGCTGCAGTAAAGTTATTAAAACTGAATTCCATCCTATCAACTAGCTTAACTGCATTAGTTCCAGTATGGTCAATGGCAACATATCCTTCTGGATTTGATACCTTATAACCCTTATCAGTTCTAACAAAAATATCTGTCATTTGTTTTATACTATTTAGTTTATTTACAATTAGAGTTTTTGCAGTAATCAACTCTTCCATGAAATCTACAATAGCATAAACAACAGAGTCTAACTTCATCAATTTCTTGACTAGGTCATCTCTCAGTTCCTCTTTAATTTTTCTAGATTTCTCAGTTTTTAGTTTAGAGATAACCTTTTCGTCGAAAAACTTTTTGACATACATCGAATATCCCAATTGTTTGATATTCTTGGTTGAAATATCTTGCCCTTCTCTGATATATGCATTCAGATAGGTTTTGAAGCTTCCACCAGACAATCCCTTTACAAATGTTTTGTCTTGCATATTAACAAAGGCCTTAAAATCATTGGCCTTAATTTTTTTAAACTTTCTACCAACAGATGATAATGAACTATTTACTGCCTTCAGTTCTGTTGCAGTAAATTTTGCAGAACCAGAAACATCCTTGAATGTTGCATCGTCCATCCAAACGGAAGATGATTTTTTCAGTCCAGAAATATTAGCACCAAATGATGCAGTCATTCCTTGCAAATCTTTACCCTTATATGTTGTATGCCACACAACTCCCAATTTGGCAGCGGATATTTGTTTTCCGATTGCAGAATCTTTCTGAACTGCGTATACCAATGTATTTGGTTGAAATGTCACATACGACTCACCATCGATTTTTTTATCTGCCTTATCGTCAGTGAACATCAAGTCACCTTGGATAACATCTTTAATACCTAGTCCATATAATTCCTTAAAAGCCACTGCAAATTTAGATTTCAGAGTTGGAGACAAATCTGCATCTTGAATTTCTTTAGCGCTCTTATATAACAATGGAACTGCATTAAAGACAGACTTCTTTGCAACAAAGAATTTGCCATCGGCAGGGTCTGTTCCGGCGAAAATAGCGGGAGCTCCATCCCACTTTACTGTCATATTAATCTTTGATCCAGATTCACCAGAAAGCATATCTCGCAATGAACGTAAAAAATTAACTGCAGCTCTTCCACCATTAATTCCATTGTTTATAATTTCATCTTCAAGATGTTCTAAGTGAAGATTTTTTCCTGCTTTTGATTCTATTAAATGTGTTCTAAAACTTTTCATTAGTATAACTTTCCAAATGGGCCGAACATTGGGCCTTTTTTCTGTGCCATAAAAAATAAATCCCTTATAAACTCTTTTCTTCTAGATAATGATAAATTTGCTACAATATATGCAAAACATACGATTTGAGATATAACAACATTATCTTTACTTCTTCCTTTTGACCAAGATTCTTCAAGTTGGTCTACAAATTTATCTAAATTCCCATCAATCGTAAAAAGTGTTTTATTTCTTTTTATAATCGATATTTTATTTTCAAAATCTTTTCTATCAAACTTCATATAATGAGTGTGTTCTGGCATCAAATATCCATCCTTTTTTAATTCAAGTTTCAACATATCTTTTGGAACTTTTCCTAAGAACGCAGCAGCTCCAGTTCCAACAAACTCATATGTGATGTTTCCAATTTGGGCCTGATTGCTTTTCACTCCCATACGATAAGTTTTGTTTTGATATTTTACTTCTAATTGACTAGTAACTGAAGTAAAAGACTTTGTTTTTTCATTATATGGAATATTTAAAAGAAACTTTGAATAGTCTACAGAACTTTCTTTAGTAGAAGATTTTAAATTTACTAAATCATAATTTAATTTTTTTCCATCATTCTTTTTCAAAGAAACACCAACAATGTCTGTATTATTATATGCAGAAACTAATATAGCATTACACTCTTGAATACTAACTGCTTCATCTAACATTGCTTCATATTTTTTATAAGCAGACGACCTTAAAATCCATATATCAGCAGGGTTCCACGAATCTTTCTTTGCAATATCAAACTTGGTATTTACTAATTTTGATATATAATCCATAAATCCCCCATCACGATTATAAACATCAAATTTACTATTTGGTAGCTTGGTTTCTTTTTCGATTTGATTAAATTGTAATTCAAACGAATTATACCAAGACTTTTCATATGGGAGATTGGGATATATTTCTAAGAGTGTCGGAAGCATTTGCTCGAATTTCTTGTAATTTTTTGTTTTACTAGATAATAATTCCTCAAATATTTTAAGAGTAATTAATTCTTGTTGTTGGGTAGTAGGAGCATTACTACTTGGATTAGATCCATTTCCAAATTTAAGAGATATTCCTATATATTTTTTCTTATATGAATTTATATCGACCATATTCTTAAAATCATTAAGAATCTTTGCGTTTCCAAATCCTGCGTTACCTGTCTCTATTGTAATAAATTCATCAAAAGATTTTCCAAAGCTAGATTTCATTTCTTCGAATAATGAAACCAAAACTTTTTCTTTACTCGTTACCACCCCAAGATCTTTTATATCTTGGGATGATTTTGGTCTATAATTATAAGCCATGAAATGGAATTACCTTTTTATTCAGTTAATACCCACTATTTATAATTTTTACATATAGTGCAAATAAGTTCCTACAATATATTTGTCATTAGAAACTGCTGGTTGGGCCTGGTGTGGGTGTGTCCAGAATGGTGGGAATACGGCAAGTCTGCCTTGAACTGGCTTAATGCTTGTATTATAATCTGGAAATACTGTCTCTCCGCCTTCTTCTACTGTATTCAAGTAAAAGAAACATACCAAGAATCTTCTAGCAGAAGCATAATCACCGACATCTGCGTGATATTTGAAATCATCCTCAGTTCCAGCAAAATACTTCTTCATCCGCACTTCTTCATTATGACATTGTGTAGGGAAAAAAGCAATATTATTATGCTGACGATAACTTTCAACATATTCGGAAACTTTACCCAATAATTCCATTGACAACTCTTCAAATTTTGGATTAGCTGACAACAGGGCAGGGTCAAAGAAGTTTATTTCTGTAAAACTTCTATACTCTGGATGTTCAGTTTTCTTATGATGTTCTTGAGCCTTTTCAAACTCTGCGATAATCTCTTCGCATTTCTCAGCCGATAAAACATTATCCCAAACAGAAATATATGCCATATTTCCATCTGGTGGCTTTACTGCAAAGGTATCTCGGTCCACTTCAAAATTTACAACTTCCTGTTCTGTAGTTGCTGTGTTTGTTTCTTCTGTCATAGTTTAATCTCCACTTTTCCTATCTTTTTACTGGATTTTGTACTAGAGAATGTTTCTCTAAAGTTATTATCTGTTTTTTCTTGTATTAGTTCATCTTGTGCATCTTCTTCTACATCATACAATCTCATTTTAGGTCTGTCAATACCTACAACAAATCTTTTATATTCATTTGGATCATTATACCTATTCTTCAATTGTTTAATTAATATTTGCCCCATTTCTTCTAATTCTTCTGTTGCAATCAAAGCAAACATTAAGTCCGCTGTAGCGGGCAAACCAAAACTTTCTGATGTATCTGTCAAGTCTACATCACTATTGCCATATCCACCTCTGGTCGTTTGAGTTGCAGTCACAATAGGAACATCATTCTCAACAGCAAGACCTCGTAGTTCTTCTGCAATAGATTTTATCAATGTATATGAGTTTGCACCAGCGCCAGGTTTGACACGAGCCGATGAACATATATTTAGGTAATCAATATAGATTACTTTTGGACGAAAATTCTTCTTTAATGACAACTCATTTAACAAATGTCTGAAATGGTTTGCATTGGCAACTGCTGTAGGATATTCTTTAATAATCATCTTTCCAGTAGTTTTCTTTTGTAATTTGTCAATCTTTTTATCAAAGGTATTTCTAGCCATACTAGAAACATCTTGAATAGAAGTATTCAATAAGTTTGCATCAATTCGCTCTGCAATTTTTTCCTCTGACATCTCAGCAGTAATATACAAAACATCATATCCCATTAAGAGATGATTTGCCGCACAGTCACACATAAACAGTGATTTGCCAACACCAGTACCAGCGAGAGCAACATTCAAAGTTTTCTTTGGCAATCCACCCTGAGTAATACGATTTAACATATCCAAATGAAATGGTATCTTTTCTTCTACTTTTTGATAGAATTCAAATCTAGATTCCCAATCGTCAATAAAATCATGCCCAATATTACTATCAAATGAAACTGCGAGAGCTTCACTCAGTATCTTAGGCATATTACCTTTATCTGGGCCATCGTCATTGATAATACTAATAGATTTCATTACTGCATTATATACAGCACGATCCTGACACCATTTTTCTGTAGCATCAAGTTGCCACTGACTATTTCTATGTTCTTCTTTTTGATTATTAAGATAATCTATAAACTCTACAGATTCTTTATAAATGTTTTCTGATACATTAACATCCTCTAAAGATATCATCAGCGAATCTTTAGTCGGAAGTTCATTATACTTTTCAATATGATTTTTCATCAAATCAAATACAGTTTTATTCGATTCGCTCTGAAAGTATTCACGATCTATAAACGGTAATGCTTTACGCACATAAGCATCATCCGCAAATAAACAATTCATAACAACTTGTTCAGTTAATTCCATTTAACCTTTTTGCCTCTTCAATTAATTTTTCTGATTCTTTTTTCAAATGCTCAGCCTGACGCAATAGCGCCTCTCGTTTTCCATCTATGTCTGTACCCTTAAACATAGACATAGTATTTGGTTCTTCGTCGGATGTTCCGTACACTTCTGTCCATTTATCTTTTGGACATCTAATCTGTGCAATCTTTGCCTTTGCGGGCATAAAACAGCCACAAGATTTACATACCTTTATAGATGCCTGAAACTGGTCACAGGAGCGACACGTTGCCATGCGCTCCTGATAGATATAGTTGGATGCAAATATCTTAGACATTATCCAACTCTAAACTTCTTACTGATAAATTCATCAAACTTTTCATCTTCCAAAATCGGT